CAACACGAACGGCTGGGAAAAAACGTGTCCAACTCACACTGACGCAACAAGCGTTAGCGAAGAAGTTTGGTCTGTCTAACCAGCAATATGCTGAACAAGTTTTAAAATTGGAGAATTAAAATGGCTACTGATAACCGCGTTAATCGTGACCTCGTGTCACGCGAAAAGTCTGCACGGTATGAATACAAACCGGCAGCACATTTGCCTGAACCGACCCCTATTCCGGGCACGTCATTCCGTTGGATTATGACTTCGCTCATGGGTAAGGAAGAACCGACCAACGTGTCTCGTAAGATGCGCGAAGGTTGGGAGCCGGTGAAGGCGGCTGACCATCCAGAATTGATGTTGACTGGCGATAAAAACGGAAACGTGGAAATTGGCGGTTTGATGTTGTGCAGAATGCCAACCGAACGCCTCGAAGCGATGATGGAGTATTACAACCGTCAAAACCAATCCCAGATGGAATCAGTCGATAACAATTTTATGCGTCAGCAAGATCCGCGTATGCCGCTGTTCTCGGACCGCAAGTCCACTTCAACACGTGGCAGCGCATTTGGTACTGGTTCTAAATAACTTTTGGAGTTTATAAATGGCTTATCCTATTGTCCCCGCACCCTATGGGTTCGAGGCGATCAATGAGCTGGGTGGTTTGCCCTACGCTGGCAGCACTCGTTCATTGCCCATCGCTTCTGGCTACAACACGAGCATGTTCTACGGCGATATCGTCCAGTTGTCTGGCGGTACTGTTGTTACTACAGCTATGTCTGCAACCTCTACCCCCGGTACAGCTACCGCTGGCACTTTGGGTATCTTCGTTGGCTGCGAATATGTGAACTCGTCCGGTCAAACCGTTCGCGCTCAATATTGGCCCGCCAACACTGTGTCTAACAACGCAACCGCTTACATCATCGACGATCCACGTGTCGTGTTCAAGGCAGTGATGACCGTTCAAGGTACATCGTTGGCTAACACTGGCACTACCGTTGGTTATGCTAATGCTACTTTTGTTGGTACTAACTTGTACGCTATCACTGGCAACACAGGTAACACCAACACCGGCGACTCGGCTATGGCTGTGTCTGGTGGCGTGATTAGCTCTGGCACTTCTGGCAACACTCGTGTTACCAGCGCTCTGCCCTTCCGTGTGGTTGGTTTGGTTCCTGACACTGCTGTTACCGTTACCGCTACTAGCGGCAATGCAACTTCCAGCAGCGCCACTTTGACCATTACTGCCGCTAACACTGCTATCAGCCCCGGCATGCAAATCATTGCCCCCGGCGTCACTGGTATGGCTCAAGGTAACTATTTGACCGTGACTAACATCAGCGGTACAACTTTAACCTTGTCCACCACCGTGTCAGTCCCCGCTGGTACAGCTTTGTCGTTTGTTGGCTATCCTGAAGTTAAAGTCGTGTGGAACCAAGGTTTCCAAGGCTTGACTAACAGCGCTGGCGTCTAAGGAGTAATTTAAAATGGCTATTTCACGTGCACAACTATTGAAGGAATTGCTCCCCGGCCTGAACGCTTTGTTCGGTTTGGAGTACGCCCGTTACGGCGAAGAGCATAAAGAAATTTATGAGACCGAAACTTCTGAACGTTCGTTCGAAGAAGAAACCAAACTGTCCGGCTTCTCCGCAGCTCCTGTGAAGAATGAAGGTACAGCGATTTCTTACGACAACGCACAAGAAGCGTGGACTGCTCGCTACAACCACGAAACCATCGCCTTGGGTTTCTCGATCACTGAAGAAGCGATCGAAGATAACTTGTACGACAGCTTGTCTGCTCGTTACACCAAAGGCTTGGCTCGTGCCATGGCTTACACCAAGCAAGTCAAAGCTGCTGCGGTTTTGAACAACGGCTACAACGCTGCCTACACCGGCGGTGACGGCGTGTCTTTGTTCTCTACAGCTCACCCCTTGGTTAACGGCGGTACTAACAGCAACACATTCGCTACCCCCTCCGACTTGAACGAAACTGCTCTCGAAGCAGCCGTGATTCAAATCGCTGCGTGGACTGATGAACGTGGTCTGTTGATCGCTGCTAAACCTCGCAAGTTGGTTGTTCCCCCAAGCCTGATGTTCGTTGCTACCCGCCTGCTCGAAACCGAGTTGCGCGTTGGTACAAACAACAACGACATCAACGCCATCAAGAACAACGGTTCGATTCCTGAAGGTTACACCGTTAACCACTTCTTGACATCGACCAACACTTGGTTCTTGACAACTGATGTGCCTAACGGTTTGAAGCACTTCGAACGTATCCCCTTGCAAAACAGCATGGACGGAGACTTCGACACTGGCAACGTCCGTTACAAATCACGTGAGCGTTACAGCTTTGGCTGGTCTGATCCTCTGGGCATCTTCAGCTCATACTAAGCTAGGGTTTACCCTAACTCTAAAGGCTCCTTCGGGAGCCTTTTTTCTGTCACAAACGGGGTCTACGATGGGTCTTGCAGCCATCCGGTTGCATTAATTTACACCCCTTTGGAGATTGGTATGAACACCGTTTTTGAGTTGATGGTTGAAGCTATGCAAGCCCAAACTGAGTTGATGACCCAAGTAGTTAAGACACTTGCCCCCGCTGACTATGACATGACTGTTAGCGTGTTTTCGTTTGACGACGAAGAAGAATTCGATGACGAAGACTTGGAAGAAGGTCCTCTGACCGAAGAAGAAGTTGCCGAGTGGATTGCTGTTCCCGAAGGCACTGACCTTGACTTGGTCTTAGACATCGTGCGCCAAGTCGAAGAGATCTACGGCATCGTTGACGAAGAAGAGTGGGAAGAAGTCGAAGAAGACGACGAAGTTGAAGTCGAAGACGACGAAGCCGAAGAAGAAGCTGAAGAAGCTTAATCCAAATGCTTAACAGCATCGGGGGCCTTGTGTCCCCGTTTTTCATTGTAGTGGTGAATACGGTGGCAGTTCGCACACAGGACTATGCACTTTTTAACCTCTTCATGCGCCTCAGCATACTTACGCTCTTTTACCCATTCATTGACGCTCTTTATCTTGGTTTTTGGGTCAACATGATGAAAATCGAAAGTTGCCGGGTGGTCTTGCCCACAGCGCACACAGCGTAGGTTTGCTTTGTAGTCTAACCATTCTTGCTTCGCCAACTTTTTAACGTGTTTAGCACGCTCTTTTGTTAGCTCTTTGTTTTCTTTGTACCACACAGCGCTGCGTTCTTTATGGTACTTTTTGCGTTTGGCCGAGTCTTTGTAGGGCATGCGCGCATTTTTCTGGGTTTTTGTGACACGTTGTTGTTGACATGTACAAAAATTAGAGTATATTGAGCGCATCTGGGAATTCGACCTTGTTGCCACTGGCCCAGCAGACGATGCAACGATTAACAAGGTAACTTTTGCATAAGGACATTTGTCATGGCACGCAGTACATTTGAAGGCCCAATCCTTTCGGGCGACAACCGTTTTGGCGCTTTGCGCGACGTTGGTTACACAGTCTTGGAACAAGACTGCTATATTGATTTGTCCAACAGCACTGTTGGCACTGCTGGTTACTCTGGTGGTTCTGGCCAATTCGTTTGGGGCAACAACATCCCCAACTTGCAAGGTACTGTTTACACCCCCTCTAGCGTCTATAGCGCTAACGGTCCTACAGTTCAAACAATCCCCGCTGATACTACTACGCAGGTCTATCGCGGCGCGGTTATGTACTTGCCCAACACCAGCCAAATCATTGCAATTGATGTTGACTACATCTCTGCAATCACTGGTGAATCCGGCGCTACTTTGAGCAACGTCAGCGTGTTTGTGTCTAACAACTACACTGCTGGTGGCGGTACACCCACCTACGCTACTGCCGCTTTGGGTACTACAACTGTTGGTACTGCTGGCCGTCAAACCATTACCTACACTGGTACTAACTTGGCTAACTTGTTGGCTACCACTTCCGACATTCAGAACCCCACCTTGGGTGCTAACCCTTCGTTCTTGTCGCAAGTTGTGTTCACCTTGAGCATCACTGGCACTAGCGTTGCAGCTCCTACTGGCGGCAAATTGAATTTCATTATTCGTTACGCCCAGAACGACAACAACATTGGTACGTTGACTCAATACCCTTACGGTAACCTTGACTGATTGATCTGGGGGCTACGGCCCCCTCTTTGTAACTAAGGAGATCAATTATGGCTGTCAGCACAACTTCGTTTTACGGCAATTCTTCGCCTACCTCCATCACTCGTAAGGGTCGTCATGAACCCTTTGAGTTGCAGGTTGGTCGTGGGGACGTTGCTTTTCATTACCCCGTCGAAATCTTTGGCTATAGTACCCAAGTGGGTTCCACTGCCCTTGGCCCTTTGTGGGAAGGTTTGACCCAATCCGGCGGTGCTTATACCTATCCGTCATCTGCTGTGCAGATGACTTTGGTATCTAGCACCACAGACACCCAGACCGTGCTTGTCATGGGTTTGGATGCCAACTACAACTTGCTGTACGAAAACATTGTGTTGAATGGCACGACTGGTGTGACTACAGTTAACTCATACTTGCGTATTAATGGCTTGTATATCACCAACGGTGTAAACGCTGGCACGATTACTTGCAAAAACAGCACTGTTTTGTATGCGCAAATTAACCCCGGTATTGGGCAGACACAGGCATCTATTTTTACGGTTCCTAACGGCTATACGTTCTACTTGTCGTATGTCCAAGGCAATGCCAGCATTGGGTTTACATCTAGCAACTACATGCTTTTTGCTGAGTACAACAAATTCAACTTGGGCAATCCCACTGACAACATTAATGGCTATCCCGCAGCATATGCGGGCAACACAAGCGTGTTGTCTCAATCGCCGTTTGTTCAGATCTTCAATATCCCTTATACCGTGCCAGTTCAACATGAGGGGGGTACTGATATTCAGTTCCAATTGAAATCTAACTCCGGTGGTCCTTTTGTCGGCAGTATCTTTGCTGGCGGTTATTTAATCGCTAACTCCGTGGGCTAATCATGGCAAAATCACCCGCATGGCAGCGCAAAGAAGGGAAGAATCCGAACGGAGGTCTGAACGCGAAAGGGCGCGCCTCCGCCAAGAAGCAAGGGATGAATTTAAAAGCTCCCCAACCAGAGGGCGGAAAAAGGCGCGACAGCTTCTGTGCACGGATGGAAGGTATGAAGAAGAAACTTACCTCCGAGAAGACTGCGAAAGACCCAAACTCCCGGATTAACAAAAGCCTACGGGCGTGGAAGTGCTGACATGGACATGCATGTACTTTGGACTACCGGCTTGTCCATTTTTTTAGCCGTCATTGGTTTTGTCATAAAAGATAAATCCGATGAATTAAAGCGGGTTGAAATACTGCTTAATCGCACACGCGAAGAAATGGCAAGGGACTATGTTACAAACGCCGAACTTAACAAAATTACTGAGCACATTGACCAGCGCTTTAACAAGTTGGAAGCTAAAATTGACCAGCTTATTCAGCAAGGGGCAAGGTGATGCCAAGCAAGAGCAAGGCACAACACAATCTGATGGCGGCAGTAGCACATAACGCTGCTTTCGCCAAAAAGGTGGGTATCCCACAGTCTGTGGGAAAAGACTTTAACGCGGCAGATAAAGGCCGCAAATTCTCAAGAGGTGGCGATATGACTAAATTGACAGCAAAGCATCACATGGCAATGGCTCATCACCATTTGTCTATGGCTATGGGCGGCGATACCGTTGGTACTGAAACCAAGGATCAAAGCAAAGGTATGACTACATCCAAAATGGGCAACGTTACCGAAGGCGGTAAACGCGCTCATGGCGAACACAGCGTTCAACAACGTGGTCATACACGTGCTATGGAACCCAAAATGGCTGGCAGCACCACTGGCATGAAGCGCGGTGGCAAAGTTCGTAAATAAGGAGCCGACATGAAACACGAAGACATGAAGACCATGAAGGAAGAAACTCCTAAACATCTGCACCATGTGCACCACATGGAAAAGCATTATGGCGGCGACGGCCATAAGCAACACCATGAACACTTTAAGGCCCACGCTGCTGGTCACAAGTTGCATCACGAACACGTGATGGCTATGTGCGGTGGCGGCATGGCTAAGAAATAAGGAATTATCATGGCAACAATGAACCCCCGTGCTAAAGCAGCGCTGTTGGCAGCAATGGCTCGTCAACAACAAGGCGCTTCCCCTGCTGCTATGCCAGCAATGGCTGGTGCAGCAGGCATGCCTCCTATGGGCGGTGGTGCCGCCCCTGCCCCCACTTCTATGAAGAAGGGCGGCTCGACCAAGAAAATGGCTAAAGGCGGTTCTGCTTCTGCTCGCGCAGACGGTATTGCTTCTCGCGGTCTGACCAAAGGCACTATTTGCTGAGAGGTAGTTATGATGGCTTCACGCGGAATGGGGGCTGTTGCTCCCTCTAAAATGCCCGGCAAGAAAACGATTCATCGTAAGGACAATCCTAACGATGTTGAGATGTACGCCAAGGGCGGGAAAGTGAACGCCGCAGGTAACTACACAAAGCCAAGCTTGCGTAAAAAAATTGTGTCGCAAGTGAAAGCTGAAGCGACACAAGGCACTAAGGCAGGTCAGTGGTCAGCGCGTAAGGCACAGCTTGTTGCTAAAAAGTACAAGGCGGCAGGCGGGGGGTACAAGGATTGAAAGCTCCGCAGCAATCGCTCAAAGACTGGGGCGACCAGAAATGGCGCACTAAGTCTGGCAAGCCGTCAAGCAAGACGGGCGAGCGATACCTGCCGGAAAAAGCCATAAAGTCCTTGACCTCTGCCGAGTACGCAGCCACCACCAAAGCTAAACGCGCAGGTAAAGCAGCAGGCAAACAGTTTGTAGCACAGCCAAAGACAGTTGCAAAGAAAACAGCGAGGTACAGATAATGGCTGAGAAATGGATTCAAAAAGCGATTAAGCACCCCGGCGCACTTCGTGAGAAGCTTGGCGCTAAAAAGGGCGAGCCCATCCCCGCTAAAAAACTGGCGGCTGCGGCTAAAAAACCCGGGAAGATCGGCAAACAAGCTCGTTTGGCCGAAACCCTCAAAGGACTGCGTAAGTAATGGCTGCTTTAACCACATCAGGCGCAGCGGTATTTAACCCCCAACTCAACGAGATTGTTGAGGAGGCGTTTGAGCGCACCGGCAACGAGCTGCGTTCTGGTTATGATTTGCGCACAGCACGGCGGTCTTTGAACTTGCTGTTTGCTGACTGGGCCAACCGCGGCGTCAACATGTGGACGATGGACCAAGGCGTTATCAACTTGGTTCAAGGGCAGTCAACTTACCCGCTGCCATCCGACACGGTGGACTTGCTAGAGCACGTTATTCGTACCCAAGCTAATAGCAGCAGCAACCAAGCTGACCTGACTATTACGCGAATTAGCATTTCTACATATGCCACGTTGCCAAACAAGCTGCAACAATCACGCCCAATTCAAGTCTTGGTTAACCGCCAAGATGCTCAGCAAAGCCCGACCACAATCACTGTCGCCAGTGCAGTCGCCGCAACTGACACGACCATTACATTGACTTCAACTGTTGGCTTACCCGCCTACGGTTTTGTGCTGATCGACAGTGAAGTTATTTTCTATCAGTACATCTCGGGCAACACGATCAACACTTGCGCTCGGGGACAGAACAACACAGCAGCCGCTGCCCACGCCGTAGCTGCTCCGGTCAGTATTCAATATCTGCCTTCCGTCACTATGTGGCCCATTCCTGACGGAGCGCAACAGTATCAGTTTGCGTATTGGCGTTTGCGCCGCACCCAAGACATCGGCAACGGTGTTAATGTGGCGGACATCCCATTCCGGTTCTTGCCTGCGATGGTAGCGGGGCTGGCCTACTACCTCATGCTGAAGCTCCCACCTGCGCCAGATGCGCAGTTGCGTATGCAGATTTTGAAAGCCCAATATGATGAGGCTTGGCAGCTAGCGTCTGATGAGGACCGTGAGAAAGCGGCTGTTCGGTTTGTACCCCGCCAGATGTTTATTGGTAACAGTTACTAATGGGCAATAGGTTTTCCTCCGGCAAAAATGCGATCGCTCAGTGCGATCGTTGTGACTTTCGCTACCCGCTAAAAGTCCTTCGCCGTGAGGTTATTAAAACCAAGAACTACGAGTTGTTGGTCTGCCCGACATGCTGGGATCCGGATCAACCGCAGTTATTGCTGGGTATGTTTCCTGTGGACGATCCGCAAGGCGTGCGTAACCCTCGGCCTGACCGAAGTTATGTGTCTTCTGGTTTAGATCCACTTGGATTTCCAACCAGCGGATCACGGGATATTCAGTGGGGCTGGAACCCGATTGGCGGGCCGCAATTATTTGATTCAAGACTGACGCC